GTCTTGTACTTGATCGGCAGAGTAGAATAGGCTTAGACCTTCTGCTAGTTCTTTAGCTTCTTTTTCATCTGCCCTACGCTGATTGGCTGCAGCTACACGAGCTTTACGTGTACGTTCTTTTTCATCTTGTTCTTCTTTATACAACTGTGCTTCTTTAGTCTTGATCATATCAACCAAGTTGTCAGATGCCCCACCAAGAAATGCCCCAAAATTAAATGCCATTACTGCCTCCGTGCCATTAGCCCTGCAGGTGCAGGTTCTTCAGCCATACTTTCTTCTTCAACGCCAGTCTCAGGTAGTTCCTCTACAGGTTTACTTCCTGCCTCTTCCATAACTTTTTTTGCATTACGCATTGCTTTTGCAATTGTTGAGTCACGGAATTTATCTTTGTCTTCTTCTTCCATTTCAGTGCCAATAGTGTATTCAACACCTTCTTCGTCACCTACGTAAGATAGCATCTCAATTAGTACAGGCATGATAAGGATACCCACATCAATAGAATGTTTACCCTGCATTACACCACCAGATTGTAAAGAGTTTGCTATAGTAGTTAAAGGAATACCAAGTTCCATTACATCTACTATATTATCACGGAACTGTGGTTCAAGGATACGTGGTGCATAAAAATCCATAGCCTCTTCAACTGTAGTATACTGAGGAGGATGTTGCCAAGGACGTGCACCTAACTCTGCAGTTAAACTTTGTCCGGGGATAGGAGCATTAAAACTCTCACGATAATTTTGTGCCATTATATTTTATTCCTATACTCACGAATTTGTTCCATAGCCTCAAGAACCATATCGTATGGCTCTTTTTCTTTTGACTCTTGCGTCTTAGGTTTACGTGCCATGTTACGTCCAAGTAGACCACCAGTTTTCTGTGGTTCCATAGTTGGTTTCTTACGCTTGTCTAAATCACGTACGGCTTTCGCATAACTTTTTGCAGCAGCTGTGTATAAATTCATGTGGTTATCCCCCTAAAAAACTTCCTGCAAACGTCTTACTAAGTGTAGACATGTCAGTAAACAGCAGACTACTTACAAGACTACCAAAAGATTTAGAAGACTCCGCATCAATCATCATCTTCCTTTCTTCAAGTGATAACTGTTCTTGCGCAAGTTCACTTAAACGATCTTGTTGATTTTCTGCGCTAGTCCATGCCCACTCCATCTGATCACCATACAATCCCCACATGTTATTGTAGGCAGTATTAGAGATGTCCAGTGTGTTGATAGCATTCAATTCGTTTGCACGATTAATGGCAGCAGTGTCCTGTGTTGCAATCTCTCTACGCCATGTGGCATTTGACTGATCAACTACCAATTGGTTCTGTGCATTAAACTGTTCACGATTGTTTTTCATCTCAGCATTAAACTGACTAGCTGCATTTATTTGACCTGAATTAAAACGTTCTTGTGCATTCTGTTGTTCACTATTATGCATATTAATAGTAGAGGTTAGATTGTCATAAAACTGATTGGCTTGATTCTCTGACTGCGCATTAAACTGAAGTGATGCATTAACAGCAGCTTGGTCAGTAAGCATAGAGTTAATAATTTGCTGCGACTTAAACAGTTCTGTCTGTTGTTCATTAGACAGGTTAGCCATATCAAGTTGCAAGAAGTTCTGAGCATTTTGTACAGCAGTCTGTTGACGGTTGTTCAAGTTACCCATGTCTAGGTTAGCTAGTGCAGATGCCTCTGCAAGAACCATAGCTTGACGATTAGACAAGTTCTCTAGGTTCATAGTGTTTACCATACGAGCATTCTCTAGCTGCACCTGTTGGTCAGCAGTGAAGTTCATATTAGCAATGTCACTAATCTTACTTGCGTTTAGTACACGTGTCTGAAACTCTTGATCAAACTCTTGACCCATAAATACTGCACGTTGCTCTGCTGCAAGCATAGCACGTTGCTGACGGTTTGTCAAGTTCTGCGACTCAAACTGTGCCACTGTAGCTGCATCAGCTTGTGCAATCGGTAGTGCACTTTCCATAGCTGCTTGTATAACAGCCTGTCCTGCCATAGAGGAAGCGCCAAGACCACGTGCAGCCATTTGCTGATTAGCCAAACGCATGGCACCCGCAGCCCACGCAGGCGGCTCACCACTCTCAAACTGTTCCATCAAGCCTACAAGCTGACCTTGTACTGTGGCTTTCTCTGAAGGTGTAGCAGTTGCCGCATCAATCTGTTCAGTAAACTTAGCGGCTTTAGTTGCATCTGCAGCAGCACCTGATACTAGCTCACCGTTTTGTATCTCACGTTGTACTTCATTCTCCATAAGAGTAGCAGTACCTTGTGCAGCATTAAGATCACCAACCATACTTGCTGTAGTCATAGCTGCAGTTACTTTAGCACGAGCATCGTCTTCATCTGTCTGTGCTGAATTAAGTGCCTGTGTTTGTGCAGCTACTTGATCTGCGGCAATGTCTGCTTCATACTTAGCTGTGTCAGGCTGATCTACATTTTGTGCCAAATATGTATTTGCTTGTGCAACTTCACTCACACCAAACTCACCAGATACCTGACCACTACCAGACTGAATAAACTGTCCGGGTTCTTGCTGAATACGCTGTGCTTCAACACGAGCACCTTCGGGCAACGTAGGATCAGTTGCACGTTCAGTCATTACATCTTTAATGGTCTTTTGTGTGGATTGATATAGTGGCTGAAGCTGTTGCAGACGTGAGTATGTGTCTGACACTTCTTTGCCCTTAGCTTCTACAAGTTCTTTTAGATAAGTATCATCTGGATTAGCTGCAGCTTGTTCCTGTAGACGTTGTAGTTCTAAGTTTTGCTGTGTATAGTTTGTCTGTGCATTGGTGTATTCTTGTTCAATGTTTTCAATGTCACCCGTTACACCAGTAGTAGTTGACTCTGTAAGGTAGTTACGATACGCATCTTGTTGTGCTTTATTTTGAGTGTACTCTGGGCTATTTTTAAATTCGTTAATTTTGTTAGCAATCTCAGTACGAATAAATTCAGGTTCAGTATCAAAATTACGGATAGGTCCAACTTCCATAGTTGTACCATCTTTATACGTAAGTTTATACCTTCTATTACCTAGGCTTTCTGATGTAAAATCTGTAGGGTCTTCAGGTAACTTACCACTTTTAAACATTTGAGTTAGGCCAGTTGTAGCCCAAGCGGGTTGACCTGCAGTAAACCCAGTTATAAATTCTTCACCTAATGGTTCAGGCATACCTTGTGATGGATCATAGCCACCTAAGTCTGGACCTTCTGTGGGAGGGGGCATAACAGGCTGTGTAATAGTTGGTTGACCATATACTGGTTTGTCAATCACAGGCATAGGGTCAGGAAATCTGTCTATCGGACCAACGTCAATAATAGGCTGCTGTGGTTGCGTAGACTCAAGTGGTTCTGTAATCTGTGGTGTAGTTACATTTGGACCAAGCTGAAGCGTGTTAGGTTGTTGAGCAGGTTGTGGCTGCTGTTGTGTTTGTTCTTCAGGTACTCCCATACCACCTTCCTGATACTTACGTACTGCACCACCCTTAGCCATCATCATAGCAGCTTGTTTGAACTGATCCATCTGTGTACGTTTTTCAGGGTTCTGTTCTAAGTACTGTTGAAAGCCAGACATGTCACCAGTATAACCTAGCGTACCTGCAATACGCTGCATGGCATCTGGTTTAAAACCACCGAATGTAGGATTTTTAATTTGATTAATCATATCTATGCCTTATTTGTTTAGTGTCATCCAGACAGCACCTGCTATAAATGTTAGTACACCTACCGTTGTTATTTTTACTACCGTAGTCCAGATACCTTTACGGGTATCTCGCCACGCTTCTAGTAGGCCACGCATCTCAGTAATGTCTTTTTGTGCTTGGTCATCTAACAGTCCAATAGAACGTAAGGCTTCCTTTGCCCCACGTCTAGCTGCACGATCTAGCATATCTTCTACTTCATCTACTGTAAGTTTAACGTCTGACATCTTACGTTACCTTATGGCTTAGTAGGCCAGTCAGCATCAACTAAGTTAGGCCAGTTAGCGTGGCTTGTAATATCACGCAGTGCTTGGCGGTACGTAGTCATCTCAGTAGTAAGAGTATTGTCTGACAAAGCTAAGTAGTCCGTCTCAGCAATAAGCTCATCACGCTTCTTACGGTTAGCCTCAGCAGCCTTAGAATCAAGTGTAGCCTGATATGCAGCTTCATGTTCAGCTTTAGTGGTTGTTACACCTTCTTCATCTGTAGTATCAGCGAACATATCTACAGCAGTGTAGCCAATCATCCAGTAACCAGCGATAATGTCTTCACCTACCATGTCAGGCATAGGTGCATCATCTTCTGTGTACTGACCAATGACAGGACGTGTAGGCAGAGCATTACGCTTAACTGTTTGGTAAGCTGTAGGTGTAGGCTTTGGCCCTTCTAGGACACCTACCATGCCATACTTCTGCATGACACCCTGTG